GTCGGTTTTTGCATTAGCGTCTCCGCCTGAGTCTACAATTTCCGATGCGGATACATACGCAGTTGTACGCTGTCCGTTCGGTCTTGTGTACCGTACCCAAGTTTTAGCATCGTCGCCAAACTCTCCCTGCAGTGTCATAATGTAATCTTGCGCAGGGTTTCCGATGATGCGATGCCCTGTAATTGCAAGAGTGTACTGTTTGCCGATTATATCTGAGTTGCCATATCCGCCGCCGTCTAAGTATGCGGTATCATCTGTTGAGTCATTGTGTGAGTCAACCGCCGATGTAATTCCTGCTGCTAACTTTAACCATGTCCTCGACGATCCAAGTGGAGTGCTGTCTACTTCAACAAGCACCCTATTGTTTAAACTAAATTCTGTTGCCATTATTACTCCTTAATCTTTTATAAAGTCTACTCTGAAAGGTACGCAGTAAACAAGCTCGCCTGTTTCGTACTGACTAACAAAGTATGCTTCGCTTTGTAAAACAATGTCTATTGATAACCCGCCGTCTAGTTGCACTTCTTGTGCTGTAATTGCGCTGATTATTTTTCGGCATTGTTCCTGTATGTCTTTTAGCTTTTTACTTTTAACATAATAGGTAAAAGCCAAGCTACCCTGAAACTGCCCGTCTAAATAACGAATAGTATTTGTCGGTGTTGCTTCATGTCTTGTAATTATTTCAAGTGCTGCGGTGTCTGGAAAAACATCCTGATAAATAGTTGTAACGGCAAGAGAGGCTTTGCTTTTTAAGTACTCGTTAATAGTGCTTATGTAATCAGTTGCCATTTGCTATTTTCTCCCATTTCTTCAAGTGTCTTACTTTTGCAGCCTCAAACCATTTAGGCTGTGCGTTCTTATTGTGTGAGTATTTTATTTGCGACGGTGAAACCTTTTCTCCAAGATAGTATTGTTTACGAACATAATCTGCTTTCCACTGTACTACGCCTGAACCAAGAACAGTATTAAGTGTTCCTGAATCCTTCATTATGCTAGTATTAATCGGACAGAAATAGTCGCTATCTTTCAACACCTCGCTGTCAAGAAACTTTTGCCGTTTTTCAATGACGCATTCTAATCTTGCAGCTATCTTAGTACTGTTAAACTCTACTTTCATTTATACCGCCGTAAACTTAACGAACTGTACCGCTGTGCTTTTTGCTGGCATAACTGTTCTAATCCGTAGCTCTTTTGTTCCGTATACTATCTTATCGCCTTCTTTGAAACTGTCTACAGTGTAAGTCGTAGGTGTAGAAACATCAAAGTCAAAATAAAATGTATACACACTTTTTCGAACGCTTCCCATGCTGTCGTTTGTAAGCTCTTCTGTAGTACGTACTCTAATATTATTAAGCGTTTGTTCTGTACCAAATTTTTCTTCCTGATACTCATCAACGCCTATAAAACTAGAATGCTTTGCGGTGTCTGTCATAAGACTAGAACTTATCATACAGCCTCAATATAATAATTCAATACTATAGGGTCTCTCATTTGATACCCCCATATATTTCACAAAACAGCCCAAGCCAGTAACGCTTTTTTTCTGCCGTTGTCTTAAAGTTTGCCTCTTGTATTCTTTCTTTTTCGCCGGCGTCCAGCGTGTATGAATATCCGTCAAGTGACTCGCTTTTCTTTGACAGGTTAGCAGTGTTAATAGCCTGAGCCTCTAAGTAGTCAACCTCGCACATTAAACAAACTGCACTATCAATACCGTTTTCTTTCCTTTCTGTTATGAATGGAAGCATGGTGTCAACGTATAGTTTGTTTTCAAGTGCGTATTTGTCGAACTCTGCTTGAGTAGGTATGGCACTGCGTCCAAGTGATGTATAAAAAGTATACGTTACATTTTCATATGCCATACCAACTCCTTTATGCTAATTCTTCTGTGGTTACGGTGTGAGAGACGGTTATTGTCTTTGTCCCGTCTGTGTGCAATCCGTATGCTTCAAGCTTGTCGCCTGCTACAACGGCAATAGCTGTTGAGTAGTCTGTCCAGTCTCCCCATACAGTAGGTGTAGCGGCTGCAGACAACCGGTATTTTATTGAGGTTGAACCAGTTGAAGCAATCGCTGCGGTATCAGTTGCACCGCCGGTAATTGTATAAACAGGGTCAAGCATTGTCGGTCTGATTAAAAGCGTTGAACTCTTTGTTACAGCGTGTTTGTAAATCTTTCTGCCCTGAACAGCAGATGCACCAATGAATTTGCCTGAGCCGTCAAGAGATTGAAGTCTTACGGGTACTGCCCACTCTTCAATTCGTGTACACCAGTTGGGATGTCCTACGATGAATACCGAAGTGTCGGGAAGGGTTGCATCTTCAAAGATATTGAAGCCTGCAATCTGTCCGAGTGCGCCAGTCTGAACTACCGCGTCGCCAAGTGCAGAGGCTTTGATGAACTCGGCACTCTGCAAAATAAGCGCATAACATTCAGGTGTTACCAGCGCAAACCTTCCTGCTAATGGTACTTTGGCGTTTGACAGTGCGGTGCGTGCTGTTACGAACGCAGCATATACAGTTTTGTCTGTTAGTGCTGCTGCATTACTGATCGGTGTAGCACCGGCAACAAGTACCGCTGTTCCGTCGCTGTTCATCTGCACGCCAAGCGAATAACCTGCTGAGTCTAAGCGGTCTGCAACAAGGTTGTCGGGAACTGCTGCGGCATCGTATCCGTCAATGATTTCATTAACAGCATAGTCTTTGTCAATAGTTACGGTTATGTATGATGTAGCTCCCTCTGTTAATGCCTTTCCGCTTGCCTTATTGTAAGCGGCTACTGTTACCTCGGTATCACGTACCGGTATTTTTACCGCGCCAGCTTTTGGGTCGCCTTCATATCTGTTATTCCATACAGCACCGTTGCGCTGTACCAATGTGTCTCTTAATTTAGCGTCTACCAAAGACGCGAATCTGTCTTGTAATGTATGAGCCATGTATACTCCTAGTCCACTTTTAATGTCGGGTTAAGTTTTTGAAAGGCAGCTTCAACACCGGTCAAACCCGTTTTAGATGTTCCTGCCATGTCCGGTACCTTTGGCGGTTGCGGTGCGTTTTCGTCTACCAGTACGTTTTTAACGTCTTTCGTAAACTCTCCGAATAAGTCCGCTAGGTTTTTACCCTTTGCATCTTCACCGGATAACGCGTCAAACAGTTTTTGTTCTAACGCCTCTTTGGTTAATTCATTAACAAACTTTTTACCGCTTGTAAATTCTTTAACCTGCCATCGCAGTTCTAACTGTTTAACTTTCTTTTCAGATTCGGCTTTTGCGTTTTCTGCTTCGGTCTTATATTTTTCAACTTCTGCTTTAATCGCTTCTACATCTCCAAAACTAGCAATCTTTTCTTGTGCTATCTTGAGCTGTGTTTTCAAGTCATCATAGTCTGCAAACTTTTCCTTTGCTCGCTCAATGTCTTTTCCGTTCTCTGCCATAATCTGCGGGATTGCTTTTTCGTCAATTCCCAAACCTGCCAAAAAGTCTGTTTTCATTCTGTCCTCTTAAGTAGTTTTAAGCCTGTTACTATCGGCTAGGATTTGCGCTTTTAAGTTATCGCTAAACTAATGTATGTTATCACTAACACTGTTATACTTACTTAACATAAATACCTAAAAATATATATCTGTCAAGTGTTACATCCCAATCTTTTCTCTGTCTAAGTCTCGTCGTAATCCTGTCTGTTTTGTAAAGTCTCGAACTCTTCCTTGCGCTTGCCTTATCTTTGCGCTTGCCTCTGCTGTTGACAAGCCAGCTTTACTCATTGCGTATTCCTCGCGCTTGTATCTTCTAACACTTCGCTCTAATGCTCTTTGTTGCTGTTCTGCCTGATACTGCGTTAATGTCTTACCGTTGTATTTGTATTTCTCATCATCAAGGTGTGAAAGCTCTTTGTCTGAATACATTCTCTCCCCGCCTAAGTACGGATAGTAAGAATGCCTGCAGTTTACGCCTCCGATTCCGTCCGCTTCACCTTGCCCACAAATACTAAAAGGAGGATAACCCGGAGTCTTCCCTGATAATGAATAAATCTTACCTTGCCATTCCGCATGGGTTGGTCTTGCGCCTGAGTGTGCAGAAACTTCTACAAGGTCGATGTTTAGCTTGTTACAGTTATCTGCGGTTATCGCTGTCGCGGTCTGATTTATTCCTGTTATGATATTTGCCCGTACTGCGCCCTCAATCGTTCTTTTAACAACCTTGCCGGATCCGGTATACTCGACGGTATAAATCCCCTGCCGTGCTAAATCGTTAATTGACAAGACTAATGCCCTGTTATAATTAAACGCCCCTGTACTTACTCTGATATAAGCCTGTGTTGCCTGATTGATAAACTGTTGCTGTGAAGTTGTCGCGGTTGTTAGTGTTAAGTTTCGCAATGTATTAGCGGTCTTGTTTAATTCCGTGAGAAGTATTTGCTCGTTTGCAAGTGCCGGAGTAAGTCCAGCCTTCTTTATTATTTCGTTGTCTACATTAACAGATTTCTCTATGTATTTCTCAAAGCTGTCTTTGATTTCTTTCTGCACAATAGGGTCATACTTTTCTATAAGCCTTGTTACGTCGCTTTGAAATAGTCCAGCATCCTTATAAGCCCTCGCTAGATAGTCGATGTCATCAGGGTCGCCGAGTGCTTTAATCAATGACGCCATTTCCCCGATGATTTCTTTTTCAAGCTGTGAGTATATATCTGTGAGTCTGTCGCTTGCTCTTGTTAGTTCCTCAGGTGTTAGCATTCAGCCGTCCTTAAATCAATTCGCCTTGTGTAGGCGTTAGCTCTTTCACGTCAAATAGTGTTTCCTGCAGTGCGTGTGTTTTATATCGTGCTACTGCATCCCTGTAATAGTCGGCGTCTTTCTCTGCCCATATTATCGGGAAGCCTAAATCATGACAAGCTATAACGATTGAACCTGAACCGCCGTGAGTATCAAGAATTGTATCAGTTGGTTTTGCATAGCGTGATAG